CCGACAGTCTAATTGCAGTTACATTGATAAGGAACTAATATAAATGAGCGACCCTCTCTTTCAAACATTTGGCGATTCAAAAGACTTCGCAGAGATATATCAGAACGAAACCTTAGATGGTTATGACGGTGCTGTATACAAGTCTCAAGCTCATGGCTTTGGGCTTAACAGAACTCCGGGTACTACAAACCAGCAAACATATATTGATATTGAGCCTAATAAAAGCGTTAGGCCGTCCTTTGGTAGATCGGATTATGACGCTTTCAGACCGGGTGAATCCATTCCCGTTAGGCAGAAAAGAATTATGGGTGCTTGCATGGCATCATATGATAAGGTTGGTATTATTCGTAATGTTATTGACTTGATGAGTGACTTTGCTAGTCAGGGGTTGGTGTTGGTTCATCCTAATAAAAGCATTGAACAGTTTTATAGAAAATGGTTTAAGCATGTCGGTGGATACGATAGATCTGAAAGGTTTTTAAACTATTTATACAGATGTGGTAATGTTGCAGTCCAAAGAAGAACTGCAAAAATCAACAAGAAGCAAGAAGATGCTATAAGACGTGCCGCAGGAGCGGATCTAACGATTGACTTTGCTAAGGTTCCTAAAAGAGAGATTCCTTGGTCTTATAACTTTTTAAATCCTGTCGCCATAGACATTGAACAAGGTAGTGAGGTTATCGGAAGCCCTAAGTTTTATTTAAACGTTTCTAAATACACTAGAACCTCTTTGCTTAATACTCAGAATAATTCCGCAGTATTTAAAACACTTCCAACAGACATTCAGAAAAGAGTGCAAGATGGAGAAAGAAAACTACCCTTAGATTCTTCAAACACCTTCTTTTATCATTACAAAAAAGACGATTGGTTGGTTTGGGCCAACCCCATGATTTATGCCATTCTCGACGATATTCGGATGCTTGAGAAAATGAAATTAGCCGATCTTGCCGCATTGGATGGTACAATTAGTCAAGTAAGACTTTGGACTTTGGGAGACTTTGATAACAAGATTGTTCCGACCAAGGCTGGCTTAGATAAGGTTAAGAATTTATTAGCGGCAAATGTTGGCGGTGGTACAATGGACTTTGTTTGGGGGCCAGAGTTAAAGTTTACAGAAAGCAACTCTCAGGCATATAAGTTCTTAGGTTCTGAGAAATACCAACCAGTTCTAACAAGTATTTACGCAGGCTTAGGAATTCCTCCAACCTTAACAGGAGCCTCTGGGTCAGGTGGTGGATATACCAACAACTACGTATCCTTGAAAACTCTTATTGAAAGACTAGAATACGGACGAGAGGTTTTAACAGGCTTTTGGATGCAGGAAATCGAATACGTAAGAAGAACTATGGGGTTCCGCTTGCCTGCTGAAATCCACTTCGACTCCATCGTTCTCTCCGATGAGTCCGCTCAAAAGAAGTTGCTATTAGATTTAGCTGACCGTGGAATTCTATCAGATGAAACCCTGCTAGAAAGATTCCGAGAAATGCCTAATATAGAATCCGTTAGAGTTAGAAGGGAAGAAAAGAAACGTCGAAAAGACAATAACACTCCGCAAAAAGCTAGTCCTTTCTACAACCCTCAACATAAGCAGGATATGGCTAAACTGGCAATTACCAAAGATGTTTTAGATACCGAAGAGTATATGGACGAGTTGGACTTACCTTATCAAAAACCAGAGGTGGACAATTCTCCAAACGGCCCCAATGCTCCCAATGTCACTAAAAAGGACGAAACTCCAAAATTAAGCGACGATGGCAGACCTCCTCTTTCTAAAGACTCTGTTCCTAGAAAACAAAAACGGGTTCTTCCAAGAAGTGGAGAGGCTGGAATGAGTTACGCTCAGGAGTCTTACAAAGGAGAATCCACCTCGTATACAGTTTGGGGTATCAATGCACAAGAGGTAATATCTAAAGTGATGACTCCAGCAATCTGTAGCCATTTTAATAAGAAAAACGCTAGAGCGTTAAGCAAATCCGAAGTGGATCATTTAGAATATTTAAAATTGTGTATCTTTACAGGAATGAAACCCTTGTTCCCAATAGACGAGAAAACCATACTAGATGTACTAAACTCTAACACTAAACCTAGTCAGGGGTTTTTAGATCTTAGTAAAGAAAAAACGGTAAATTTGGAACGTGTTTATAATAGAAAACTAACCTCCGCTGAAATTAAACATGTCTACGCAGACACGTTTACAGATATGTTTATGAATATCCTTAGTATCTCGAAGTAATGATTTAGGGTAAAATAATCCCTGTTATTGTATTTTTGTGTATTAACCGATATGGAGAACCAAATATGAATATACCTATTTTTGCTTCTGAGATTCAGGATGGTCTGGCAGATCTAATTAACAACAACTCAATAGCCAGCTTTTCTGTAGCTAAGAAGGCAGAACCTAATATACCATTTCCACAACTAAAGAGTCTGTCAGACTCGGAATTGGAAAGGCTTGGAATTGCAAAAGCCGAAAATCAAAATCAATTAGATTTGTATTATATGCAGTCAGTTTTGGTAACTACTGGCTGGAATAAAAACGACGATGTGTTCGACCCTCAAGAAACTTGGGCGGCTAGAAGTAGTGCTGAAGATAAACCTTTTAACTTTATGCACGATGAAAAAGATATAATCGGACACATAACGTCAAATAGGGTTGTAGACCTCGAAGGCAACTTACTATCTGAGGCGGGAGAATCTGCTCCTGACCAGTTTGAAATTGTCACCTCTTCAGTTATCTATACTGAATGGTCTGATCCAGAACAAAGAGATAGAATTAATAAACTAATTGCCGGAATAAATGCTGGCGAGTGGTATGTATCTATGGAGTGCCTGTTCCCTAATTTCGATTATGCTTTAATCAAAGGGAATGAGCAAAAAATAATTAAAAGAAACGAAACGTCCGCGTTCCTCACTAAACACTTGAGATCCTACGGAGGAGACGGGAAATACGAAGATTACAGAGTGGGGAGGTTGTTACGAAATTTAGCGTTCTCTGGTAAAGGTCTTGTTTCTAAACCAGCAAACCCACGAAGTATTATTCTGGAAGGAAACGATTTAGTACGTGATTTTAGTGAGTCAATTGCACAAAATCTTAATTTAACAAAGTCTAAGGAGAATATTATGCCAAACAGTGATTTGGAAAAGCAGGTTTCGACCCTGCAAAATGAGCTTGCAGAGCAAAAGACTGCTAACGAAGCTCTAAAAGATAAAGTTGTTGCAGAACAGAAAGCTGAGTATGAGTCTCAAATCGAAGCTCTTTCTACCCAAGTTACTGATTCTGGATCAACTTTGAAAGAAGCGGAAGCTACTATTTCTGATCTTAACCAAAAGCTAGAAACTTTAGAAGAAACACTTGCTTCTAAAGAGAAGGATGCGGAAGAAAAAGAAAAAGAGCTAAAAGCCATGAAGAAAAAAGAAGCTATGATGAAGCGTAAGGCTCAACTTGAAGAAGTTGGCTTAGATGCAGAAGTCGCTTCGGCAACGATGGAAGACTTTGCAGATGTTGATGATGAAACATTCAACAAAGTTGTAGCCCTGATGAAAAAGAAGGCCGCAATGCCTGATTTCATCAAGAAAAAAATGGAAGATAAAAAGGACGATAAAAAGGAAGACAAAAAGGACGATAAAAAAGACGGCGAAGCTATGAAAAAGGGCAAGTATAGCGAAGCTGAAAATCTTGAAGAACAAGAGAGCAAAACAGCAGAAGAACAAGCAGAAGCCGCTGAGAAAGCTCTTGATACCGCTTCTACACCAACCGAAAATGCCATCGCGTCTACTGTAGACGAGGGAGAAGAGTTGCAGAATATGCGTTCTTCTGCTAGCGAATGGATCGGAAGTTTCATTAACTCTAAAACAAAGTAATTTTTTAATAAAAGATCAAGGAGATTTAAAATCATGGCTCTTAAACAAGACAGATCAACTCTGCAAACAGATATTTCGTTCTTCATGAATGAAGTGGCAGAACGTGGGGGCGTAGTCGCTCTTAGCACAGCCGGTTCTGGTGCATCTATGGACAACGGTTCTGCTGTTGTTTCATATTCGGCACTACCGTCTGGAGCGGTTCCAATGGGATTGCTTATCAACGATATGGTTAACATTGACCTAACCCGTCAGCACTTAAACCAGTATAAAGACGAAGTTCAAAAGGGTGGCAAAGTTACTCTTCTTAATAAAGGTTGGGTTGTTACAGACGCACTAGAAGGTACTGCTCCTAATGCTGGAGATCTAGCTTATCTTGGTCACAGTGGAAACTTGGCTGCAAGCGACCTTGCTAATGACGCAGGTGACGCAGATGGAACCAGCCGCATTGTCGGACGCTTTTTAAGCGATGTAGATCAATACGGTTACGCGAAGGTCTACATTGATCTTCCAAACACTGTTAACAAATCAGCCTAATTAAACTAACAAGGAGAAATATATAATGTCTATTCAAAGACCTTCAGATGAATTTATCACACTGTTAAAACAGTCTGGTGATGCAGACAGAGCAGTAGCTCTATCCGCACAAAGAGATATTGCTAAAGCGTTAGAAACGCCGCTTCGTAAGGGTGTTTTGTTTGGTGATGTTGTTCGTGGTATCTACGAGGCAATGCCTCTTGAGCCGGGAGCTTCACCAGAGTTTCCGCTTGACCTTCTAGCTCCGGGTACAGAAGTTGATCATATCGCCTTCACAAACCCGGGAAATGGACGTATTCCTGAGCGTCATGTTGAAGGTGACTACGTTATGATTAACACTTACGGCATTACTAGCTCGATTGATTTCTTGCTTAAATTTGCTCGTGAGGCTAATTGGGGCGTTGTTAGTCGTGCTATGCAAGTTCTTGAGTCTTCGTTCGTGAAGAAAATCAATGACGATGGTTGGCACACGCTTCTTGCAGCAGCAGTTGATCGTAACATTTTGGTTTACGATGGTGACGCTGGTGCGGGACAATTCACCAAGCGTTTGGTTAGCTTGATGAAAACTGTTATGCGTAGAAACGGTGGTGGTAATAGCGTTACTGCTCCGGGTCGCTTGACAGACATGTACATGTCACCAGAAGCTATCGAAGATATTCGCAACTGGGGTGTCGATCAGCTTGACGATGTTTCTCGTCGTGAAATCTACACCGCTTCTGATGATGGCCCACAA